GTCGCTCATTTCGCCTCCTTCATCTCTTGCATCCAGTGTGTTAACGTGTTCCGCATTCCAACTGTGGCGGTATCAAGCGGTACTCTGCGGAAGTACTGCACCGCCTGCTTCGCCCACCGCTCCCAGTCTTGCCACCTGCGCCTGTACTCATCCCGCTCGACCAGCGCATCCGACAATCTTGAGCGAAGCTCGTTGCGAGCTAACTCTGCGTCAACCCAATATTTTTCGATTTCGCTGAGTTGTTTTTTCAGCGCATCCCGTTCGCGTTCCAATTTCCGAGCAAATTCTGCGTCAACCCAATATTCAGCCCGTGCATCGTAGTCGAACGCTGCTTCGTCTGTTTCTGGTGTGTCGCTCATTTCGCCATCTTTCTAAGTTTTTCCAAGTTTTTTCGATACCTTCGCAGAACAGGACAATCCTCGTGTGATTCATGCCTGTCTTCTTTTGGATGATGTAAATGAATGCACTCTAGCATTGGGATGTCCGTTAGAAGTACAAGCAATGCTTCCCTGAACTCATTAAGCTCGCGTTCAATCATGGCCGCGAAGTCAGTATTAGATGTGTCGCTCATTTCGCCTCCTTTATTTTTTCGAGAATCTCAGCCGGATCTTCGACAACATAAATATTCCCGAGATTGCTTAGTCGTATGCTTGTGGCATTATCCATTTTGTGAAACTCTAAAATAGCTTCTACATTTACCCAAACTCTTCTGCTTGGGTTACTTGGCAGCAATGCGGCTGATGCGTTTTCTTGTAGTGAGATGAATTTCATTTCGCCTCCTTTTAACTTGGATACACCGCTTCGATCAAAGCCATCGCCCGCTGCCGTGCGGACACCTGCCAAATGCATTTCTGGTTCATTGTTGCCTCCCAGATGCGCGTGTTCATTGTTTCAAGCTGATCTTCAGAAAGGTGCCTTTCAGCTTCAGCGATTGCGTTGAGATCGTTGCAGTAATCGGGGCAGTCAGCCATATATTTCCTTCCCGGTGGTTTTCCGTAAAGAGTCGGAGTGCGCGTCCCGCCTCCGGCACCTCTTATTGCCATTTTAACCTCTGTCCACCCGCAAAACTCAGCAATCACCCTGTTAATTTCCTCGTCGCTCATTTCGCCTCCTCCCATTTTCCCATCGTCCTCAGAAACGCCTGTGCGCGTTGACGTGCGGTAGCGTAAATCGGCCCCGTACGGCTCATAAAACCACCCAGCCATCGCGGATAGAAAATATCACGCTGATCATCGGTCAGCACCTTCTCCGCCTCGTGCATTGCGTTTAGATCGTTGCAGTAGTCTTTCGCGCATTTCCAATGCGGGTCATCCCCTGTGATTTCGCAGATCAGGAAGTTGATTTGAGAGTCAGTCATCCTCTCTCCTCCCATTTTCCAGTTGCTTTCAGCAGTGCTTCTTGCAGTTCGTTTTCTGAAGCAAAAAATGCAATCAACAAATAATGCCCATCCCACAACGGATTGTTTTTCAAAAAAACACTTTCCAGTTTCAGAACAAAAATCTCCTGCTGCCGGATTGTGAGATTCTGAATTTGCTCGTTAATTTCTTCACGCTTCATGCTGCCTCCTTTGCCGTTACAGCGACAGCCAACGCCGCCCACAAATGCGATTTCATCCCGTACAGCGGGCCCGGATTATTTTTGGTTCCCACCTGTCCTAGTCGGTCGATCAAAGCCGCGCGGATGTTCGCATCTTTAGCACGAGGACTCCCGCAAATGGCGAGTTTAACATCCTTTCGGTAAATCAATTGGACGCGCCCGAGACGCTCCACAAATCTTCCAATCCAAACGCACGTTTCAAAAACCTCTCTGCCCACCGGCATTCCGTATGATGCAATCATTTCGATGGCTGCACTATATGCGCGAAATTCGCCGAATGATATTTTCCGCAACAGGTCGAGGTTGTCCATGATACCGCAATCGTGGATCCTGCTCCCGTCCCACACCACAAACGCGGATTTATCGGTGCCGGGATCAATAGCCAATATGCTTGTGCTCATTCCATCCCCTCCAATGTTTGCAGCCGCTCTTCGCGCTGAAACTTCCGGAATGCTTTTAAGCCAGCGCAAGTTTCTCGATTGATAACCTCTCGCAACGTCAATTTCTCAAGCCCTCGCGATGCAAGCCACCTGTCGCACGCTATGCTAATTTCTTTCATGGTTTGCATGATGCGAAAATCTCCGCTGGTTTCGTCGTCTGATGTTTTTTGCATAAAATAGGTGCGGACAGAGAGGGGGTCGGACCCTCCCTGCCCTAAGTTTTTCAGAACCCAAGCCCGTCGTTTGGAACCGACTTCTGCGGCTCAGGAAGCCAACGCTTGACCTTCATCCGCTCGTTTCCGTTGTACTCTTCGACAAATAGCACTGCTTCGCATGTGCGCCCAATCAGGTCCTCTGAATCCACTTCTACATCCTGACCTTCCTCGATGTGGTTTCCAATGGATGTTAAAAACTCTTGGATTTTCCAGAAGACCTTCTCCGAGAACACAAGGTTCTCATAAATGATCGGCCCCTTGGATCCGTCAGGCATTGCGGCCTCCAATTTAAGCTCGATGACTTCGTTCCCGGCCTTTGAAACCGAGTCGGACGCTGAGAGGATTTCGAGCTTGTATTTTCCCGGCTTAACGATGGTTTGACGTGGTTCTGACGGCTTAACTGCTTTGAATGATGGCATACTTATTTGACGTGTTTGGTTTCTTTATTTTTCACTGCACGCAAAACAGCTGCACTCGCCGCCGTCTCGCAAATCTCTTCCGGGAACGGTTGGCCTGATAGACTCGCCCACAGTTCACGTGCTTTCTTGCCGCTGAGAGTTCCGCATGCTCGCAATACATCCGAGTATGGCAATCCATGTTTTGCAAGATCCGAAGGCCTTACGAATTCCAGCCCCTTCCGCGAGCTAACTGCCCATCCGGGGACCTGCTTTCCTTCCGCAAGGATCTCTTTCGCTTTTTCCTTTGCAATGTCGCGGAAATCCTCAACCACGGAGCAAGCGGTCAGAAATTTTCCGAGAAACTCAGGGTCCTCGATACGAACCTTGAAGTCTTGTTGTGTTGTTTGCACTTCATTTTCGGCAACCGCTACCGCCTGCAGTCGGGCCTCGCATGTTGTTTGATTTGCACACCAACCGCAGTACTCGCAAAGCTGCGGCTTGGCATTTATATCAAGCGCACTAGTTGCAATTTCGCCAACCATCTCCAGCGCCTCAGACATTGAAAACCTATGTGTGACAATTCGTTTCTCATCGCAAAAGATCAGGTATGCAATTGCATCCTGCATCCAATGCTGTTGCATGAGGCCAAGCGAATAAGCCGCCATCTGCGCCCTGTAATCGCGCACAGATCCGCTTTTAAGGTCGCAAAATGCAATCGCTGTGTCTCCATACTGCGGAACTCCGATGCAGTCTGGAGTGCCTTCCATCCGAATAAACCCAGCTTCAATCGTCATCCGCATCCTATCCTCGCGCGACTCGATATATCGCGCATCCTGCAAAAGCTCTTGCGCCTTTTCTGCCGCCCATTTCGCAGCCGCCAATTCCTCCGGATCAACAGCAGATTCCATCACGGATTGACCAGCAACAAGGTCTCGGAAAATTCCGTCAATCCGAGTCCCTCTGGCTGCCTCTGGCGAGTTGCCCGGAGCGCCAATAAACCGTGGACACTCCTGAAGCTTCGGAAGTGAAGAAGGTCTGATCTTCATTTCACTTCCCCTTTCTGTGCTTCCGCCCATTCTTTAGCCTTCGCGGCAAACCCTTGCCTGTTCGCGTTGATGCGGTCCTCAAAATCACGCTTGATGCGGTCCATTCGGTCAAAACCGCCGATACTGTAAAGAAATGCGGTTTCCTCCTCGGACAGGTCGATTTCGCAAGGTAACTGCGGTTCTGGAGATGTATTAAATATCGGCCTTAGCTCTCCGATCTCGCACGGCAAAACTTCCGCAAGCCCGTGCCTATTTTTGGCGTCGTAGGCGGCAGTGTGCGATGTATGCAGTTTCCGCTCTTTGCCGCCGACCCCCTTGCCCTTTCCTCCCTGCTCAATCACCTTAGTCTGGAAATTCAGAAACAGGATGGCGTCGGCCCACTCTTTCACGAGCGGAGACACCTGTTTCGACATTTTGAGCTCGTATCGGTCATGCTCGCCCGCCAGATCCGGCGCGGCAAATCGAACCACCCTGCTATGAGCCAAAAGCACGACGTGCTTTCCGCCCCTCACGACTCCGTCCAAGGCAGTAAGGAGCCGACCAAATTCCTCCGCCACCATGACCCATCCCTTGCCATACCCGAAATCCTCAATGCTCTTTTTAGAGCCATTTTGGAGCACCGAGACGACTGCAAGCCGTTCGGCCCAATCGGCCGTATCGAGTACCAATGTGCCAAACTCCGGCATCCGGTGGATTTCGGCTGCCGCTCCCAATAGCGTTGTCCAGTCCCTGACCTCGACGCGTGCCACATCGAGTTGCGCCGTCGATCCCTCGGTGTCGATGAAGACCGGTTTTGGCATTTGGCTCGCAAGCGTCGACTTCCCAACTCCCTCCGGGCCGTAGAGAACCAACTTCTGGGGCCGCGGTTGTGGGCCCCGCTTGATTTCAATTTTCATTTTGATGTGTTTCTGTTTTTGTGAGCACCGGGACTTGCTCAATTGCCCGACTACGGTTTCGCGCCTCGATGGCGCACGATTCCAAAACCTGCCAATAATTCGTCGACCCGTTCCGGCGGCGCCGCTCCTTCTGGCCAACTAGATACATCTGATAGATGATGCTGTTTTTGCCATTACTGATCCGGTACATTTTAACTCCGTGCCCAAAATCAAGCGGGAAAATTATCCCGTCAGGGGGCGGCTTGTGTGTTACAACCGGCACCCCTTTTTGCCTTCCGGTATTCCACAGCTTTGCACCTGACCGCAACCCCGCGTATGTCGGAGTGTATCCGACTCTAATCAGCGCATCTCGCAGATCATCAGGAGGGACGTCAACGTCATCTCTCCGTTCCAGCCACTTCCTCCACGGGGCCGGATCCGCGTCCCCTCCGATCCCTTCCGAGAATCGATCCCACCAGACTATCCGGCCAACCCAAGGCTGGAGATGTGGCTCCAGCTTCTCAATCTCTTTTATCACTTCCGCGACCGGCTGCCCTTTTAGGCTCCAGCTAGTCAACACAGCTATTGATTTTTTCTTGCCCACTACAACCCCCTCCTAAGCCACCAAACCGAAATTGCCATTCCGATGCCGATTAAGATTCCGGCCAGCGTCAAACGTTCGTCGCGAGTCATTCCCCAGCCTCCTCTCCGAAAATCCCGAGCTCCCGCCACCTCTCCCACCGCGCAGCCCGCTCGCGCTGGTCGAGCCATCTGCAGGCCTGATGCAGCGCTCCGGCGATGGCGATACCGGACAGTGAGCCCATGGCGAAAACCATGAACACGTCGGCTCCTGAGAGTGTCAGAATGGCGCTCATAGTGCCGCCTCCATCAGTTCTGTGTAATTTTCTTCATGGCGGATCCACTCCCCGAGGTTGTCTCGGATCCAGTCCGCCGCTAGGGCGTACTGCAGTTCGGTCCACTCGTGCCCGTCGGCCCATTCTTGGAGAGACTCTTTGGCTAGCACCATCACATCGCCCTCGCCCCGGTCAGACGGTGTAAAAGTGAGCCTCCACCCGACTTCTGGGCACAGGCTGAGGCCCGTGTGGTTGGTATTGGCTGGGTGCTGGATGATCTCGGAAATTGCTTCTTGGAGTGTCATGGGATGCTGTTTTTTTGGTTTTGCCATCGGCGTGATTGCCGCTGGTGATTGCAGTTCTATACTGCCCGCGTTCGGGTTCCAGAAAAAAATGCAGAAAAATTTTAGCCCCATAGAAATTCTCTGCTTTCAATCCGACTACTCTTCTGCTCCCGCGAATTCCGCAGGCTCGTCTGCAGCAGAAAGTTCGAAGGCGTGGTGCTCCGTTACGTCATCAATCCACTGCACCCTGTATCCTATGCCGTCCGCGCCGAAAATAATTGCGACAACCTGCCCGACAGTTTTTGGCCTGAGCCTCCGCCTGACAAACTGCGCTATCTCGAAAGCGACTGCATCAGTTCGAAAGTCCATCTTTCAACTTATAGTGCGGAATTAAACACATGTTCAAAAATGTTCTCCGCTTAAATTTTTTCGTCTCTAACAACCCGAGGCGTCCTAGTCTTGAAATAATGCGATTCGATTGTACCTCGCATTTGCCAGTCGCCTTTTGGAAATCTGCGCGACTCCACCACCCCTCCGGAATCTCGTCACCTTGAGCGGTTAACGAACGGAGAATTTTTTGCAGGTTCTCGTTTAGATGGGAATTCTCCATTCGGCTCCTCTTGGGTTTTCGTGCAACCATAAAACCGCTTTGTCGTCTGCTATCTCGCCCCACACAAATCCCTGTGACCATGCCAGCGTTGCACGTCTTCGGGCGGCATAGTCCATGTTTTCCACTTGCGTCAGCGTGCCAGTACACCATCCAGTTGGGTTTTCAGATGTGCGCCCTTTAGCAACGCCTGCGCGATGCGTGTGCGCATGCACAACCATTCCAAAAGATTCCGCATGATCGCGAATTGCGTTCTCTCCAAAAAACACTCCGTGCATTGCCCGAACCGGCCCGAGCCGAACCTCTTGCCATACCCCGGTGTATTCGTGCAGCGATGCTTTCAGCCGCTTGCACTTTTGCTGTATTCCGCGCACGACTTCATCCGCACACGCCGCGATAATTGCAGAATTGGAAAACCGCAAATCGAAAACCCTCTGCTCATGATTCCCACAAAGCACATGCGTGCATTCCATCTGCTCTAAAAACCGCAAGCCTGCGTCGACGTCTGGCGCAATTGGTTCGGATTCATCGGTGCTGCCTTTTGCTCCACTGCGGAATGCCGCTGTGTCCATGAAATCTCCGAGATGCACAGAGTAATTTGGACGCCACGCCTTGCGGAATTTCAAGACCGCTTCAATCGCTGTCGGATCCGCATGCACCCCGTGAGAGCATCCGACGAACATCGCCCGCTTCCATACTCTCGTTATATTCGCCATTTTTTTTAGCAAATAGGCAGCCCTGCCTTCATTCTGCGGTGCGCCTCTGCGAATACCTCTGCCGAAGACATAGCCGTCGCCCATTTTGGCCTTAGTTGGAAGTGCGGTTCGTCAACTGGAGATTTCCAAAACCCGCCCCATTCAAGCCTGAGTCGCGTTCCGATTTCACCAGCAATTGCGTATTTCGGGGAATTGTCGAGATACGCCTTCCCTTCAAAGATGCCGATGTCAAAAGCGAGTCCGTAATTGTGCCACGACTGACCTCCTCGCGCGTTTGTTACGATGTCGCCCGGATGCTGCCTGCCTTTTGCATAAAGCGCATCCTGCTCTGCAAATGTCCGCAATCCGCAAATGATTTTTGCGCCAAGCCCCTTCTGCGCACACTCTTTCAGGAATGCGCGTGCGATAGCCTGTAAAGGCGGCTGCAGCCCTGCGATGTTTTTCTCACTACGTTCATCCGCAATCCAGCGCGGAGAATCGTTTTTTGGAGACACTGCAGCACCGCAGATCCGTTGATGCACGGCCCGCCATGTCACTGGTCCGGCGACTCCATCAGCATCGATTCCAAGCGCCTCCTGAACGTCGCGGATTGTTTCTGGCAGTGTCATTTTCTATCCCTCTCCAGATCGTTTATCCGGTGCAGGAGTTTTCCCACAAACCGTTTTTGCTGGCCCTGAAAGTTCAGCGTCTTGGCCTCGTCCAGCAGCGCCCGCGTCGACGTCGTCGCGCAACCATGCATCGATAGCATCGCGATTATCAGCATGAGCGTTTTCCCTCTGCGCTTCAACGATTGCGTCAACGATTTCATGGATGAATCCGGCGATTTTGGGAACCGCAGCAATCGCCCGCAGCGCCCAAAGTAGGAGGTTCATTTTTTCGAGTCCGCCGCGACGATCAGCCCGACGCCAGCGCTGATTTGGGTAAATACCGATGCCGCATCTCCGATCGTGCCAGTTTTGAGAAACTGCAGGCCCGCGTTAATGACTGCGGAAAGGATGGTGAGGATGCCTAGTGTGGTTGTTTTTGAATCTCTCATATCATTTGCTCCTTCGTTCTGCGAACGGACACTGCTGCTGCGGGCATGCATGGAACATTTCCAAGCGCCCCTCCGCGTGTCCGTGTTCGGATTTCAACTTCTCTATTTCGATTCGCAATCCGCGCCTGTCGGATTCGCATTCCTCCGACCGCGCCCAGAGTTTTGTCACGGCCCAAACCAGCGCCGTAGTGGTTCCAGAAAGTCCCGCTAAAAGTGCCTGTTCGATGCTCATTTTAGTTGGTTGCGTAAATGTTTGTTGCGGCTTGTACGTTGTAAGTTCCGGAGCCTGCTGCAAGTGCTGTGGAAACACGCAATCTTGCAAATCTATAAGCAAAATTCTGGGCTGTTATCGCAAAACCTCCTGCTGCATTTACTGTCACAGTGCCTAATGCTTGCCATCCACCACCAGTTCCAAGAGATGCTTCTAATGTTACGACAGGAGCCGTTGTGATTCCTGTAGGCGTTCCACTTACAGAAAAAAATGCAGTAATCAGCTTGCACCCCTCTATGAGGCAAGGCGCTGTTGCATTATTCAATGTGACCAAGTCGGAAAATGTTGATGCAGAGCTTGTGACGTTATTAAAAACGGTTGTCATGCCAGTTACGTCTTTGAAGTCTCTAACCAAAGCATATGCTCCCGGAGGAAGTTCAATCGTTGTGATTGTAGCTGTAACCGTTGTCGATGTGCCTCCAATGTTTAAGCATGTCCATCTCCTTCTTCCAGCTATTGGGACAGGAGGAACACGGTACACACCTCCAGATGCCGTTATTCTATCTGAAACCCAAACGTCGGTGTAATTTGCGCCACCAGTAGATTCTTGAAGGATAAAGTAAACTGCAGTTGCAGTTCCTAGCGTTAGAGCTGTCACACTAACTTCAGCGCATACAACCGATGCTCCGCCCCTAGCGGATGCAACTACTGTCCCCGCAACCCGCCCAAGCCCTGCAAACGCTGTCGCATTGTGGTCGACCTGCGAAATACCGGATCCGATCGAGACTGCCAGAGTGCTGTTTGTGCTCCCACTGGAAACGCCTAGGGACGGAACTGCTGACGCAATCGTCGATGCGTTAATGGATCCGCCAGCAACGTTCGCCTGAATCGCCGCAACCGCATCGGTGGAAGGGCGCGGCGCGAATTCAACTCGCTCGCGGATGTACTCAAAAATACGGATCGCTGAGATACGGAAATCGGAGCGCTTGATAACGCCTCCACCGCAGTTTGTCGAAACGAGATTGGCTGGAGAAGGCCCACCAGTCACGGTTTCCAGCGTGAGGGTTGATGTGACAAGACTTTTTACCTTGTAAACGCCATCGATTCCGAGATCGGATCCATTCACCGAACTGCGCACACCGTAGATGTCTACCAAGTCTCCGTTGACCAATCCTGCCCAAGTCGTGTTTCCGGTCACGGTCAAAATCCCGCTCGAAATCGAGACGCTTTGGAAAACCTGCGCAATTGCTCCGTTTTGCGCCGCGCCGCCGTTTACACGGCTCATATAGCCGCCGTATGCGGTTGCTGTGCCGCTCGATCCCCAGACGATCGTGATTGCCGTAGGAGAGACGATGGATGACACCTTGGCCGCCGTCGTTAGATTTGCAAACGCCGCTGCCGCTTGGTTGCTCACGCCGTAGCCAACCAAATAATCGTCAACAGTCAATCCGTGCGGTGCCGCGAACGTAACGGTTGCGGATGTAGATGCCGTTTTTACCGCTGAAACGATTTTTCCAACCGGTGCGGTCAGGCCCTTGTTGTTTGTTGCAACGATCCGCGCTTTGTACAGTTTGTCAGGGTCCGGACAGATCGAGTCACGGATCACGCGGGACGTTGTTGCGGCAATAGAATCAATGGCTCCGTCGTGCCATTGCACACGGTCGGCCTGCAGATTGAGATTGTATTTGGACGACGGGAAAAACGAGTATGCTCCGACTGCGTTAATTGGCTGCACGGATGCCGTAGTTGCAGCTGTTATCGATTGGTTTCCGGTGGCAGTTCCGGACGCCACCGAATCTCCGCTTGCTGCGCGGACGTAAAACGATGCGCTGGTGGCCGTTGCATTCTCGAAAATCATGGAGGTCCCATCCGTGCTTCCTCCGAGCCTACGCCGAACGTAGAGCATCGGAGATCCAAGCGCCGCCGGAGATGCAGTCAGTGACTGGATATTTCCACCGGGGCCTGCAGTAGCAGTAAATTGCGTGGCGCTCAACACGCTGGCGACAACCAACGCTCCGTAATTAAACCGCGAATCTGCGCACCCGTAGATCCCAACGCTCTGACCTGCTGACAGATTGTGAGACGCGGACGTCGTGACTGTTAGCGTGGTGGTGGTCTGGGACAGTGCGGAGATTGCAACCTCCGCCGGCGCTGCAGACGGCGCGGCTGAATCCACGATTTGCATCGCAAACTCCTGATTGAGAACCGCCTGAGAACGATGAAGCGCGAAAGACGCCTCGATCGGCATCTTGAATGTCTGGAGTCCGTCAATGACAGACTCGGTGCCAACGTTGAAAGGCGACTTTGAAAGAACCCAGTAAGAAGCGCCTTGGCAGTTGCCATCTAGCAAAAGCAAATCGCCGTCTCCGAGCGTCGTCGTCCAATCCTGCGCGAGCGGGAGCGCATCGCAGTTCGTCCGGTATTTTTTGGTGACGTTGCCGGTTGGGAACTGCGGCGAATCGCTGGCTGGGACGATGCTTTGGGAGCGGTCGGACGTGGTTTGTCCTTGGTTCGGGAA